GACTCGAACACGACCCGGCCGTCAGGGGTATCGAAATAGGTGCCGCCCGACCATTGGGCAAGCTCGTCCAACAGCGTGGTCGCGGGTTGCGGGATGTCCTCGTTCACTGAGAACAATTCGAGGGCGTTGCTGGCCCCGTTCAGGTAGCTCAGGCCGGTAGCGGCCAAGATCGTTTCGACCCGCTCGTCTACTTGCTCATTGGGAAAATTCACGTCGATCAGGGTCGAGCCGAGCTGCGCCAGGACGCCAATGCCCGTGATCGTGGTACGGGCCGTGCCATCCCCCAGGAACTCGACCCGCACATCGGTGACTGTGCCGGTGAATCGGGCGTCTGAGTAGGCCGTGATCGTGAACGTGTCGGTGATCTCGGCGACCGCGTTGATATCCCCGAAAAGGGTTATTTCCGCTTGGCTGGCGCTCGACGGGGACAGGATGTCCGACCGGCCATGGGACACGGTCACGGCGTATTCGATCCCGGCCAGATTCAGGGACGTTCCGCCAATGCTGACGGCCGTGATGGGGGATGTCATTGTGCGACCAAGAACGGCGGCAGGCTGATACGCGGGCGGCCTGTTCGGGCATCGGCCCGCGCCACGATCGAGGAAATAGCGTTGGCGACGGCCGTATCGGTCACTCCAGCCCGTGACGCGTTGGCGGCTGCCGCAGCCGCGGCTCCCGGCGTGCCCCGTGTCCCGGCGGCAATAGCGCTACTGACTGTGCCTGATGTGCCAGCGAAATCCCGGGCAGCCCGGTCGGCCGCCGCGATCTTTTCATACAGGCTGAGATATGACCCGGCTGATGCCAGGGCTGTTTTAGCATTCTCCTCGAGGACGGGCGTCAGGTCGGTGATTGTGCCTCGCAGGCTGAACGCTCCCCCGCCGACGTTATCGATCGTAGTGTCTAAGGCGTCTAGGCTAATCTTCATGGCGTCGGACGCTTCAGTGCCGAGATTGAGGGCGTCGACGGTGTAGGAAACGGGGTTTAGAACTTGGCTCAGACTAGCCCCGACAGCCTCGACTACGAATTCAAGAGGGCCGAACGTGTCCTTGAAATCTTTGCCAGCGTCGACGGCGCCGATGACGGCGGTCGCCAACGTCAAATAGTCGTTGGCGGTGTTGCCGACGTATTTGCCAATGTTTTGGATTATTGGCTCTAGCTCCTGCATGGTATTCATGAAATTGTTTGTCTGACTGTCAGTATCTTGCAGGGCATTGAGCAAGCCGTAGCCGAAAGCCTCTTTTAGATTGTCCACACCGATGGTGAGCCGGGCCAGTTGGCCCTGATAGCTGCTAGCCGAGGTCTGGGCTTGATTTTTGAACGTGTCGGCTAGCTGGGCGGTGATGGCCTGCATATCGCCCGTTTTGAGCGTCGCGGAGTCGATCCCGGCCCCGAGCTTCCCAAGGGCGCCCGTGTTTCCGTCATAGGCCTTGGCTAGCGCATCTGTGACGGCTTGGAGGCTTTTACCCGTGCCCGCGGCAATGTCGGTACTGAGGGCTAGTGCTTGGTTCGCTTCTTCGGTGTTGCCGAGTGACCGAATGAGACGGTCGTAGGCGGGGCGCAGCTGATCGTCGGCAATACCTAGGCTGCGCTCAAGGCTGCCGATGTATTCCTCGACCGCGTCCGTGTTGTGGGCCTGTCCGACGTTTTCGAGGGTTTGGGCCAGTTTGGCCGCCGCGGCCTCATCCTCGATAGCGGCCTTGACCCCGTCGACGCCAATCTTGATCGCAAAGGCTCCAGCTGCGGCAGCGGCGCCTAGGAGGGCGGGGCCGAGCATGCCCGACATAGTGCCGCCTAGGCCCTTGGCACGCCGGTCGGCGTCGTCCATACCATTGTTGAAATTCTTTAAATCGGCCGCTAGATAGACCGTCAACGTCTTAGCCATTACAGGACCGCCCACTTCGATACGACCCGATCAACCGCCTCGGCCCACTCCTGCAACGCCTTCTCCTGATACGGGGCCCTCTTGCTGATCCATCCAGTGGCCTCGAACGGTGCCCACGAGTTCCGGGCCTGCCCGGAGTCGGACGGATATCGCACCATCGTGGCACTCGCACCGCCGGAAAACACTTTCCGGTTGCCGCCGATCCTCACAACGGGAATACGGTCCGTGCCGGCCTTGACGCTGGCGGCGATCTCTTCGCCCCATGGGCCCGCGTAGTTCCGTGCCGCGTCCTGCCATGCTGGCACCATGTGGCGCTCGGCAATGTTCTTCGATGCGGCCTTGAGTTCTTTGTTGGCCTCTTTGGGCAGCTTGTTCAGCGCCCGCAGGAGATCGTTCAATCCTTCAATGTAGGTGTCGAACGCTTTGGCTCTAGCCATTGGTCAACTCCTCGAGGATTGTCGCAATCAGTGCCGGGTCGTACTTTTTTACTTCTTCTATCGGAGTGCCCAGGCGGATCGCTAGCTTGACGACTAATCGTCTCCACGATCCGACTGGGTAGGGTCCAAGTCTTTACCTACGATCACTCGGACCTTGCGCTGCCGGGCCCACGCTTTGACCTCCTCGAGGTTCTTCGGGTCGCGACCCTCGCAATGGATAAACGCGATGGTGAGCCGCATCCCATGCTCGGACGTCTTTGCCCTTGGATCCTTGGCCACAAGCTCTTCATATGTCCAGAAATCGATGGACATAGTTTCGAGCGGTGTCGGCTCGGTCGAGTCATCTAGGAAAACATTCAATTGTGGAAACATGGCTTTTCCCCGTTCACGGTTGGTTAGGTGAAGTTGACGGTCCCTGTGAAGCTGACGGAGCACGTTGCGATGCCCGCAGCGTCGACGTTCATCTCGGCAGACTCGATGAACATGCCATTCCCGGCCCAATGGCCGGATGCGGAGCGCACATCGACCGCGACACCGGTTCCGGCCGCAATAGCGACCTGCAAGGCGTCGTAGAGGCCGCTGTTCTCGTCGTACAGGAAATCGATGGAGATCGTGCTGTTCAGATCCGTCTGCACGAAAGAGACGTCCGACAGGGTCGGGGTGCGAACGATTGTGGGCGTGGTGGTCACGGTGCCCGTAGTCACCTGGTCCTCGTAAGCGACACTGGCTACGTCGACGGTGAACGCCGCGCCAGCCACAGAAACGACTGCCATTTTGTTACTCCTTCATGTGGGCCGAGACGGCGATCTCGACGGTGTACACGGTGCCCTGAGCCCCTGTATCGGACAGGGAGGGCGGATTAACAAGGTCCACATTGAACCCGGTGGGTATGAGCCCGAGACAGTCGTCGACGGCGTCCTCAAGGTCGAGCGTTGCCTGGGCATTGTTCCGGGGACTGATCACGATAAGTACGCGCCAGCGGGCCCGGTAGTTCAGGGTTGAGCCGAGCCGCTCCGGCAGTAGCCAGGGCGTATCGGGGATCACAACGATGCACGGCGGGGCTGGCACGGCCGGGACCGTGTCATAGACCTTGAGTCCTGTGGCGGCGAACGCAGCCGTCAGGGTTAGTCGTGCCTCTGTCGTGAGCGCGGTCATCCCACCATGCCCCCGACATTCATGTACGGCCCCAGAAGGCTCATTACGCGCCTCGTGAGCCACACTGACAGCCTGTAGGGGCCGGGCGTGAAATCGACCGCTACGGCCTGCCCACCGGACGCGGTGCGGGCTTGGAAGATCTCCACGCCTACGGCGAGGGTTGCCTCTTTGCAGGCGGCGGGCTCGGCCGCGTAGGCGGCCGTGGTGATCAGGGCCCCGACAATGTCGTCAGCCGCTTCCGCGACCTGATCCAAGACGTCGTCAAGCGGCGCGGCATACGTCAATTCGAGCGCATCCGCGAGCTCTTGTCCGTCCAGAAGTGCCATTGTCGGGGCCCTTCCGCCTAGCTCTGGGCCAGCCGCACGACGCCAGCCGGGGCGTAGACAGCCGCCACGGCGTAGCCGTAGATCGCGATGTCGTAACCGAGCTGCGCGACGTTATCGCCGGTCACCAGACGCGGGCCGTCCTCGACCCAACGGGCCGCAGCACCGTTCAGGACAATCGCGTGACGGTCGGCGTCCGTGTCGAGCCACTTAGCGCGAACGACCGGGATGCCGGAGACAGCAACCCGAAGGGTTGATGCCGTGACCACGCCGGACACGTTCTGCACACCGTACGGCTCCGGCATGAACGTCTGCCAGCCACCAATGGCCTGCATAAGCGCCGTCGAGGCAAGGACAACGGTGGCGGGGGCGCCGGTGGCGTCCTCGACCTCCATGCTGGCCTTGAACACGTCCTCACGGAACTGCGCACCGTTGGTGTCGGCCGCCAGGTTGTACAGGTTGGTATTAGACGCGCCGGACCAGAGCTGCTGAGTGAACGCCCGGTCGGTGACCGTGTTGTAGGACGCGATCATGATGCGGTTGTGCGCGTCCAAGTAGGACGGGCTCGAGCGCTGCAAGAGCTGGTAGGCGATGTCGGAACCGGCCGCGTAGGTGGCCAGCGTCGCGGTGCCCTTGTCGAGATCGATCGCGACGGAGTTGACCTCACCCTTGGGATTGGCCTGCACCTCGACGATGTCGGTCAATGTCCCGTCGTAAAAAGGCCAGTTCATCTCGAGGCCGTTCTGGCCTGCTGACTCGGGGCCTCCGACGGAGTTGATCGCCGGGCGGCCGAGATCCACGATCCGCTTGACGTCGAGCATCCAATTGGGGGGCAGGACGCCGGGGTTGTTGGCCGGCACCTGATCGAAAAGGGCGCGGGCCTCGAAATCGCCATTCATGACGGCGTGGCAGTACTCGCCGAAGCTGCGGAACTGGGCGAGGGGGTGCTGCGGCTCGCTGGTGAAGGCGCGGGCCTCGATTGCTGCGAGGGAGTCGCGCACCTGGGCGAGGCTCTCTCGGGCTTCCACGTCGACGGCCGGGACCTCTGCCGCCTGCGTGTCCACGGTGTCGGACATGGTTTCTCCTTCTTCTCTGATCGCGCTGACGCCTGCGTTGGCGTAAGCGGGCATGTGGGTTTGGGACACCTCAAGGAGGCGAGCCCGCGTGTGCTGCACGGCCGTCCTGGCCCGGTTCCACACGCTCTCTACGGGGCTGAATCCGACACTAAGTCCCTTGGACGCTCCGCCGCGCATGAGCGTGGCAGCGTCCCTCCCTTGGACTGTGTCGAGAATCTGAAAGTCGATATACAGGCCGTCAGGCTCATTCGACGCCCCAGTGATGACGCCGATCGGCTCACCGTGCCGGTAGGCGAACGGCTTGCCGACGACGTCGTCGGGCTTGAACGCGCCAGGGGCGAACGATTCAGCGATGCCGCCGAGATCGGTCGGGTCGGCGTAGGGAACTGCGCGGCCGTACCCGGTCGCGATCACTCCGTCATCGGTGGCGGTCTCGCGCAGCTCGAGCGCGATATCCGCATTTACTTCGGTGGTCTTCATCCCATAATCCCCAGGGTCGGGAGGTCCAGTAGGTCTCTGGCCTCTTGGCGGTCCATCACGTTCAGGGGCAGCAGGGTGGCGACCACTCCAGCCAGCTCGGCAGGGTTGCCGCGCAAGAACACGGACGTGTCGAACGTGACCCGATGCCCTCGAGGAGTGATGTCATTCATGGACAGCCGCTCGGACACGTTCAGCATGACCGGGGTAAGAGACAGATCCAGCAATTGCCGATACAAATCAACTCTATTTGAGTACACCAAGCTCGATCCTGGCACGGCCGCTCCGCACCAAACGGGATCCAAGTTGGCGAATCTGCTCACGGCTGCGGCGGACGCCTGCCTAGCCTCGACGAGTTGCAGGTCCCGGGCATTCCAGCCCATCTGGTCAGCATCGATGACACTGTTCAAGTAGGCGGTGGAGCGGTTCGCCCTGGCGGCCTCCCAGGCCTCGAGGATGTCGTCAACCATGGCAGCAGGCAGATCCGCCCCTGTGTTCTTTAGGACAACGGTCGGCATAGGGGTTTCGGAGTAGCGCAGGGTAGCGGCCTCGAGGGCGGCGGCCGTGTTAATGGCGGTCGAGCCGACCCGGAGCCAGCCGCCCGTGCCGTCACCGTAAAACTTGATCACGTCACGGGTGGGCACAGGCTGCGACAGATGATAGAACGGGTCGGACGGCGGGTAGGCATTGACGTCGACGCCTAGGTTCGCGCCGGTGAGATCGTTGACGTCTTGCACGCGCATCGGGACGATCTCGGCCGGAAATCCGTCCCATGTGCGGGAAATGATCCGCCAATAGGCCCGGTCGTAGGCCAACAGATCGGTAATCAGCCGCTGCATGAGGGCGGAGTAGGGGATCGTCTGGGATGGATGCTCGAGGAAAGTCCGGGGCCGGACCGGCCCGTCTGTGACGTACTCGCGGAGCGGGAACGCGCTGATCGTGTGCGTGTACGTCTTAAGTGCTTTCACGAATGCCGGCACTTGAAGGGCCGTATTCATGGGGACTGTGCCGCCGTACCCGGCTGCGATTGCGTTGACCAGGGCACCGGATTCGCGAGCGTGAGGGACCGGCCCCTCCAGCGTCTGCGCTGCTGCTGACGCTATCGCGGACTGGTCCCTCACAACTCGGAGTGAACGGGGAAACGCCACGGCCCGAGCCTATAGCACATGACCCGATAGAACTAGTTCATTTGGGCTAGGCGCGTCGCCGCGTGTGAACCATGGGGACGGGCTTGGGGGTCTTGGCGGCTTCCGCTACGGCGAACATGACGGCCCGAGCCGCATACACGCCACCCCTGCCCATAGGCGCGGTCATAACCCAGCCGCCCGAGCGCTTGCTAATCGTGGTCGCACCTAGGTGCTCTTGCAGGACCTGGGACCCGTCGTGGCGGATCAGCTTCTGGTCGAACAGGTCTAACAGGACCTTGGTCGCGGTGACGGCTTCGCGTTGGCCGACGAGGCTGTCGAACCGTTCGCGGAGCCGCTCTGCATAGGTCGGCGTGACCATGACATAAAGTTGCGGGTGCTCGGCCCGGATGCAGGCTAGCCGCTCGTCGACCTCGCGTATGGTGCGGTGGGTCGTGACGCGGACAACGTACCGGCCGTCCTGGTCGAGGCCGCACACGGCCACGGCGTGGCCCATGCCGTCGAAGTCTGATTCAACGGCGACGGTCCATTGGCCCGAGGTGGGCAGCTCGGCGGCCGGGTCGAGGGCCGCATTCCAGGCCGAATCCTTCAGCCAATGGTTCGACCGCACGACCCACTGGTTCAGGTACTCGCGGCGCCAGGCGGATTCTTCGACGTTGGCCCACTGCTGGCGCAGGAACGCTTCCCGTTTAGGGGTCCATTCCGGGGATGCCCAGCGCCATGTGTCCATCTGGTCGGGGTCGGCGTCGGCCGGGGCCGACCATTCCAGCAATAGCACGGGGCCGGGCTCGGCATCGTCCAGCCGATCGAGGGCTCGTTGGCGGTAGGCAGTCATGAGGTCCGAGCTTGAGTCCCCGGCCGTGGAAACGAGGTACAACTGGGGCCAGTTGCGCTCGGCCATAGTCGGGGCTAGGGCGTCATCGACCACCTCGCGCTTCACCTTCCACGCCTCGTCGACAAAAACCATCGACACGGAGTAGCCGACGCCGGCTGACTCGTTCGCCGCGTGCACAAGCCATCGATCCCCGGTCGGAATCTCAATGCCGGCATTCTCGTTTCCCCACCTAGCCGCCTTCTTGCCGTACTTCTCAACCGCCCACAAGGCTGCCGGGCGCATAACTTCGATCGCCGTGGACCGCTTGTTAGCCACGGCTAGAATTGTTTGGGGCTCGCCAAACAGATCGGCGTGGTGCATACGCCACATGCATAGCGCCCGGGACAGAACTGACTTTCCGGACTGTCTCCCTACCGTGATTATCACGGTGGACCAGATCAGGGCCCCGTCCTCGTCGTGCTCGAGGGCCCGGTCGAGGGCGTAGGCCTGCCAGCCTCGCAGCTCGAGCCCAAACACGTCCGCAAGCCACGTTTTAGCGGCCTGCCCGTAGGACCCCCGCACGGCCGCAGGACGGCCCGTTTCCAATCTGGGATACACGAACCC